AACAAAAAAGACAATCTTATTTGCCAAATAGTTGCCTAAAAATTAGTGGGCTTAGAGATGCGATGGCGACCATTAAAGAAGAATCTGGATTGAGTTTGCGCGGTCTACAAAAAGCTGGCGTGCCAAAGTCTGCTATATATAGCCAGTCAATGACTGTGAACTCAGTTCAATCGATAGCAAATTCTCGGTTGCCAGAGGAACTAATCTTTCCGTTTTGTTTAACACACGATAGTAACATATTCTGGGATTCGGTTGTTAAAATAGAACCCGTTGCTGCTAAGCTAATTAATATTGAAACTGAAAGCAGCACTTTTACCTCTGATGGATTCTTAACTCACAACTGCAAATATAATAGAGAACATGTTTGCATTTTAGAAGCTCTGCGCAAACTTTATGACACAGATAATAAGCCCCATGAAGGGCTAATTGGCAAGGTGGTCACGTTGTCTGGTTTATCGAGGACGAAAGTATCCAATTTCTTGAGACAATTACGACTGCGAAGTTTAGAATTTACCGATGCGCCAGCTAACGAAGAATTAGAGCATAAAGATGGCAGGGTGAAACGATCACATAAAACGTTTGAAGAGGAAGACTATGACTGATAAAGAGAAACCGGATCAGTCGCTAGAAAATCTTGCGAAATTCGCCAAGATGGTCAAGAAGCAGCTTAAGAAAGCCTATAACAAGGATGTGCGCAGGGTAGGAAAGAAAGTAGACAAGCACGATCAACCCAAGGCGTTACTGAAAATTGGCTCTGGCGACGACGCATTCGAGCTTTGGTTTAGAAATGCCAGTGACGGAGCCATTGTCATAGATAAAATTGGCAATGGTGTTGCGGCTGGTACTCTCAAAATCAACACTCCCATTTGTCATCTGCGAACTTCGGCTCTTCTCGTTGACAAATTTGATATTCCAAACAGGCCAGATGCAGATGGCGCTATGACGCCTCCGGATAGAACTGAGGGCGGTGAGGATACTTGGTCGTTGAAGGAAGGCGCAGTCAAACAAGCAGCCAATGAGGTAGTTGATGAGATCGCCAAATTGACTGGCGAAGAATGGGAGAGACTTCAAAGCCATTTGTTTGATGATCCCAGGTCTTTTGTCGACGAGTATAAAGATAGGTTGCCAGAGGAGCTTAGGCAGAAGTTAATCGCCATCGTTGGGATTAGAGAGGAAAAGGAAATAGAAGAGCCAGCTGGCGAGCCTGAAGATTTCGAGGAAGATTTTACAGCGCCAAGCAATAAATTCGCGATTGTGGACGCTTCGGTAATCGAAGGTCTGGACAATGAATTGGCAGAACAGGCTATCATTGTACCAGTTAAGTATCCAGGTGCCATTTTTGAGGTGATCGCAGCCTACGACGATACAATACTCAGGAATTTGACAATTAGTCCATCAGAAGTACAAGAGGGTGTCCCTGATGTGGTCAAAACAACCGAATTTACTACCGCAGAAGGCATCGCCCCGCTATCACATGACAGTTCGCCCGAGAGAGCAGTAAGAAAGACGATTAAACAAATCCACCACCAAGCTGGTGGCGATAAGTTGCGCATTAAGGATCCAACAAAGAAAGCTGTAATTAAGAGAGATCAAAGTCAGAAGGACAAAAGAAAGAAATCCCGCGAAGCGCAGCGCGAAGACATTTATAAGAAGGATATGATAAAAGCATTATTAGAGGATTGTTCTGCTGCCGATCGATTTTCGGCAAGCGATCTTGAGTTTGCCAAACGTGTGATAAAGCAGCTAAAATCGTTTGAGTCTTTGGCTAAAGCTGCCGATAACGCTATCTCTGGTATAGATGGCATTTTACCTTCTAAGAAGAAAACGGAAGCCAAAGAATTATTGGAATTTGTAGAATGGATTCAAAAGGAACAAAAAACGCTAAGAAAGAAAATGATGGTGAGCTGATAGATGAAGAGATCAGCAAACTATTAGATGAAGCTAACGATCCGTTGCCTAAGTCAGTAGAATCATCGGCTGCAGTTGTCACTCCAGTGCCAACATCTCCTATGGAAGAACCAGAAGATGAACCTCAGGTCGACAATGACCTGAGAGTCATCTTGGATAAGTTTCATGGAGTAACGGACAAAATTTTACACAATTTTGACTGTGATAGAGATGAGATTTCTGATGCTATCGACAGGCTTCGCAATATGATGGTGACCAGCAACAAGCCGCCTGGCTATGTTGTAGAATCTTATGTTAGTGCGCTTAAGACTAAGACTGACGCCAATGCCAATATAATAAAGTTGTTGGATGCGTTTGCTAAGATTGTGGCATCTACCAAGAATACCGGAATCGTTCAAGAGACAACCACTATTGTCGATATCAATGAATACTTAGATGATAAAGACGACTGATGCCAATAAAACCAAGCCAGCTAAGAAGACTGGTTAAGAAATGCCAGGCCAACCCAGCATTCTTTATCAATAGGTTTTGTCATATTGAGCATCCAAAAGCCGGAATTATTCCGTTTAAATTGTTCGACTATCAGATTAAAAGCATCAACGCCTATTTGTCCAACAGGCTCAACATTTACAGAAAATGCCGTCAATGCCATCGGGCGGGGTCTATGGTGTGGACACCAACAGGGCCAGTGCCTATAGAGAAGATTGAAAAGGGAGATCTGGTATACTCGCTAGATGACAATGATGGCTTGACTATTTGTAAAGTTGCTGAAGCATTTGACAATGGCATTTCAAACGATTTGGTTGAGATCAGAAGTAAGACTGGGCATAGGGGCATATGCACGTCAGACCACGAATACAAGACATATAATGGGTGGGTTAAAGCATCTGAATTAACGCAGAATGATAGAATCGTTGAGGTCAATAACAATCTTCAGCTTATAGAAGGGGATGTAAAATCGGTTAAACCATTAGATACAGATGGTCGTGTTTACGATCTTAAAGTTCCCCCTTACGACAATTATGTTGTAGACGGCGCTGTTGTACACAATTGCGGGATATCAACGCTGACCGGCACATTTGCCCTATGGTATGGTATGTTCTTTAAGAATAAGACGATCCTCATTGTATCCAAACGTGACCATGACGCAAAGGATTACTTGAAGAAGAATGTCAAGCTTGTCTATAGTCATCTTCCAGATTGGATGAAGGAAATTTGGGCTGTTCAAAGCAACGAACACGAAATGTCTTTCCAGAATGGATCTAAAATAACTAGCCTAACATCAAGTCCGGAAACATTGCGATCGAATGCGTCGTCTCTTAATATTATCGACGAAGCCGCATTTATGCCCCACATGGATAAGATGTGGGCGGGTGGCTGGCCAACGCTTCAGCATGGCGGCTCTGTTATTGTGATCTCTACCACTAATGGCGTTGGTAATTGGTACTGGAGATTCTGGACTGACGCTGAAGCTAAGATGAATGATTTCAACCCAATTGTAATAAATTGGTGGGATATGACATGGAAGATCGAATTTTATGACGAGTTGTCCAAAGAGGATGTAGTGCTTGCTCCAACTCGCCATATGAGAAAATGCAAGACCGCAGAAGAAATAGAAAAATATGGCCCGTATTGGAGCCCGTGGCTTGAACGTGAATATCGAAATCTAACAGAAAAAGACAACGACAGCAAATTCAGACAAGAGGTTTTGGCAGATTTTATTGGTACTGGTAACACTGTGCTGTCTAGACAGACTATCAATATGATAGGCAATTCTGTCGAGCAGTTTGGCGATGACTATAAAACTGTGGGCGCAGTTGATTATGTTAACCCAGTGACAGCTGAGCGCGACACTCTGGACTTTAGAAATGATTTGTGGGTCTGGAAGTCTCCAGTCAAGCCAGAATTTGAAGAAACCAAAAACGGCAAAGAAGAAATGGTTTTGCCTGGCCACCAATATATCATGGGCTGTGATACGGCAACTGGTGAGGGTAACGATTTCAGCGCCATACAAGTTTTTGATCTTAATGAGGGAGAGCAGGTCGCAGAGCTTAAGATTAAAGTGCGACCAAAAGTTTTCGCAAAGATGATTGACTACATCGGTCGTTGGTATAATAACGCAACGGCGGTGGTCGAGAATACGGGCATTGGCAAAGCTACTTGCCAAGAATTATATGAGGACTTATCATACCCGAATATGTATCGCAGCAGGAGGAAACGTGCAGACCTGAAGTATAAAATGGGCCACTTAGGCTTTCCGACTGGAGGGCATAATCGGCAACTATTGGACAAATCTTTGATTGACGGTCTTGGTGAAGGCGGCTATACTATATATTCAAGCAGATTTCATAAAGAGGCTATGATATATGTGCAGTTGACGCCGACCAAGACTGGAGCCGAACCAGGGCCTGGCAATAATGACGACTTAATCTTGTCTGCTGCTCTTGCACTTATCGCTATTGGCGATGTGATAAAGGCTGGCGGCCAAACATTGTTGCCGTATCATAATATCAATGTCCCTTTGGCAAACCACATCTCTAATGATGATATGGCTAAGTTTGGGGGCAGAGACTTGTTGATGCCAATGGGTTTTAGTAGCGAATCGTCCACTGGCAAACAGGCTGTTGTACAGGAAGAAATTCAAAAGTTCCAATCTCAAATTGGCGGAATTACGGTAGCCAGTAAAAGTAAGACCAAAAATAATGTCGAGACTGTAAAATTTAAGCGAAACCAGCTTAAGGTCAAAAAGACACGACGGTAACGTCAGCGGAGGTACGATGAGCTGGCAAGTATTCGATAGATTGCAAGCGTTTTTTAAACGCATCAACGTCCATAGGGCAGATCGTCTGTTTACCGACCAATCGTCGATAGACAAGATGATCGCTGCTGGTGACTTTCTAAATCTATCATCTCAGCATACTCTTCTTGAGCAGACCAATCTCCACATCAATAGGCTCGAGAGATATAAAGATTACGACCAAATGGATGAGGTCGGCGAAATGTCTCTCGCTCTAGATTTGTATGCTGACGAAGCATCTCTAATCGATCCAGAGATCAAACACTCAATTCTAGTGAAAGCAGCCTCCAATGCTGTTAAGGAAGAACTGGAAGAGTTGTTTTACGAAACTTTGTTGGTCGACAATACATTGCGGCCAATGATTAGATATCTATGCAAATATGGTGATTTTCCTGCTGAGGTAATTCCAACTCAGAACCGTGACGGCGTTGCTAGCCTGCGGTTTATGAATGTCTACAATTTCACACGTGTCGAGACAAAATTCGGCGACCTGATTGGATTTTTCTATCAGGACGAAATGGCAGCGCGACCAGAATTCTTCCACCCATGGCAGGTGGTTCATATGAGACTAACATCATATGAGAATATTTTCCACCCCTATGGCAGATCGATTCTGAACGGATCTAGGAAGCATTTCAAACAGTTGCGTTTGATGGAAGATGCGGCGATCATATATCGATTGACGCGTGCTCCTGAGAAGCGTATCTTCACAATTCCTGTCGGGCAGATTCCTACCCACGAAATCCCAAATTACATCGAACGTATAGCAAGCCGATTCAAGAAAAAGAGATTTTTTGACCCTGCTACTGGTGATGTCAACGAAAGATGGCATCCGCTTATTCAGGAAGACGACTTCTGGCTGCCGCAGCGCCCAGATGGCACAGGACCAAAGGTCGACACTCTGCCTGGCGCTGAAAATCTCGATCAGATCGCAGATATAGAATACTTCAAGAAAAAGATGGTGGCTGGTCTGAAGATCCCCTATAGTAGGGTTGGGATTGGTGAATCAGGTGAGAATGATACAAAAGCGTTGGCACAGGTTGCACCAGAATTCGCTAAAGCTGTGCAGTGGATTCAGCGCGAAGTGATAATGGGCCTTAAAAAGACGGCCATTATTCATCTGGCGCTGAAGGGGTATTCTGAAAAAGACATTAAGTCCTTTTCTATTGCTCTTACCGCTAGTTCTGCCATTGATGAATTATATAGAATTGAAACATGGTCTTCTAGAGCCGACGTGATTGATGCGCTCAAGAGCACCGAGATGTTCCCCGATGCGTGGATCTTGAAGCGATTTACCGATATGACCGATGACGAAATAGAGCAGATGCAACAAGAAAAAGAGAAAGCTGCTCTGGTTGCTGCTGCTGAAGAAGGTCCTGAAGGCGAAGGTGGCGAAGGCGGAGGCGAAGGTGCTGCACTTGAGGGCTACAACTACAAACTTGAACGAATATTGGTTGAATCTAATGGAAAGATTAAATTCATCAATAATAAGAAACACGATTCGGGATTCTCTTTCATGCTCAACAACAATGAGCTTGATGGTTTGACCGTTGGTAACAAGGGGTCCGAACAAATTTTGGTCGAATCGATTGTGCCAGATAATGAAGCGGAAGAAATCAAAAGGAACATAGAGTCACTGCTTAGTACGACCCAACCGCAGCTGCCAGCAGATGACACAATTCCGGCAAATATAGACTAGATTGATTCTTTTATATATAGGAGATCCAAACATGGCAGGCACTGATCAGAACACATCTCCAGCATCCCTTACTATGGATGCCAGGAAGTTTCTGCGTGCGATAAATACATCAGCGCAGGCTAAGATCGTCTTCTACGAAGACGCTGTCAAGAAAATGGCTAAGCAGGCAGGTAGGGATTATCGCCTGACTGTGCTAGACGTTAATTCCCTTATCTTCGAAGATATTGAAGATAGTAGGTATTATCACGCAGATGTCGGCAAGAAGGGTCGGAAAGTCCAAATTTCCAATATCCGGCCAATTAAGATTGTCGACGAGCAGAAATCCGAGTCATTCGACACCCATTGTCTTTCTCTCGTAGAATGCCTGGCTGGCGATGACTTCAAGGGAGCCGAAAAATCTTTCCGCACCATTGAGGTGCAGAGGTTTAGGGGATCAGTGATCCCTGAGAGTGGGTGGATCACCGCCAAGGATGGATCGGCCCATCGTATCGTTGTCGAATCCGACAAGGATACATTCAATATTCCGGCTATCACGGAAGCATTCTGTGAGGCTGTTACAGACTTCGTAGAATTAGACGATAACGGCAAGCTAATCCGTGGGGAATTCCCAGAGACTGGCGAAAAGTTCGCTATCCCCATCGATGAGATGACACGTCGAAGGCTGGTTGCTGGCCATCTCAAATCTGTTGCTGAGGCCGCTTGGAGATCTGATACCTTCCGTAAATTGGTCGAAAATGTTGCTGGCCGGGTATCAGTGGGATCCAAAGATTCTATCAAAGAAGCCATCCAGTTGTCAGCCAAATTCCTGACCGAGCATCAGGAATTCTGCATGCTAAACACTGAAGAGATGGGCGCATTGGTCGACAACGCTCTTGCATCTGTTGGTCAATTCAACTCTATCTTGTCCGAAGATGTGGCCACATTAATGCAGAGGACCAACCTGCGCGTCAATGCTGCCGATATCTGCGAATCTTGGGGTAAGACTGCTCTTAAAGCAGAAAACGCAGAATTACTCCATAGCGCGAAAATGCTCGAATCATCTGAAACCTTCACAGAGGACTACGATCGCTTCTTGGGTCGCATCTTCAACGAGGGTCTCGATGTGCAGACAGCACGCGCCAAGGCCTACCTGACCACGCTTAAGGTCATCGGCAACATCCTTGCTAAGGTTGAAGGCAAGGAAGACCTATCGGCCCAGGTCGAGAATATGGTCGCCGAACTCGAAGAGCCACAACCAAGCACCGACATCATCATGGAAGCAGAACAGCTTCTGTGCAGCATTCCCGACACACTGGTTGACAGGATTGTCAATCTCGAGAACTACACTGAAATGACCGGTCTTGAGAGCGCTATGGTCGATGAAGGTCCTGAAGGCCCTGAGGGCGCGGCTGTTGGCCTGCCTCCTGGTCCAGGTGGCGGCGGCGGCGGCGGTGGCCTTGGCGGTGGCCTTGGCGGTGGCATGGAAGGTCTGGAAGGTCTCGGTGAAGGGGCTGGCGAAGGGGCTGGCGAAGGTGCGCCACCTGAAGAAGGAGAGGAAGAGGAGGAGACTGAAGAAGAGGAAGAAGTTGCTCTTCCGGAATCGAAGAAACGCGGTGCCGCCGTCATCGAGTCGATGACTGTTGCTCAGCTCCAAGAAGAGCTGGATCACTGGAAGACAGATGGCCATATTTATCTGGCCGAAGATGGATTTGATGATTGCAACAGGCAATTCTCGCGGTATATCAGGCGTTGCGAAGAGCTTGACGCAGCGACAATCAAAGAGGAATTCGGCAAGCTTCGCGATGTCATGATTGAGACTGGCGATGACGTCATTGATGACGAATTTGTTTCTGACGATCCCTACGCTGGGATGGATGTCGGAGATGGGGCCGAAATCAATGAGGAATACGGCGCGAAGATGGGTGGTCCGAAGGGCAAGGGTGTGGCAGCTAAAAGCGGCAGCGAGCCTGGAGCAGCCGGAAAGGGAGGCCCTGCCTCTGGTGACGCAAAGATGGGCAAGCCCAAAGGCAGCGGTGTCCCATCAAAGGGCGTCGGGCAAGCCAAATTCTCTGGCGGTGGTTCTGGCGTGAAGATGGATGGGCAGGGCGGAAGTGGTGTCCAGAAGAAGGGCCTCGGTGACGCTGGTTTGCCACATCAGAACGAAGATGACCCCGATGCAGGCAAGCCTAAAACGGGGTCTGCGCAGATGGATCGCCCAGAAGGAAGTAGTGTTGCCGAGAGCGCTGGGGCTCCTGAGAAAGTACAGCCTGGCACTGGTAAGCAATATAAGGGTGGTGGTTGGGTCGACAAATTGGATGAGAAACTCGCCGCTGAGCTGAAATCGGGTGATCAGGGCGACGATCTCTCCAAGACAAAGCACAAAGCTCAAAAGGGTGGTGTGGCTGAAGGTAAACTTCCCCCGGCGTTGGAGAAATTCAAGAAAAAGAAAAAGGGGGAAGAGGGAGAAGAAGAGACTAAAGAAGGCAGACCATCTGTTTTTGTCCATCGGAAGGAAGATTCTGATAAAGAGCAGAAGGAAAAGAGAAGGAGTGCTAGGACCAAGACAGAAAATGTGGCCACCATTCTTGCCCCGTTCATCGAAGGAAGAGAGTTTACCGCCAAAACAATAGCCGAAGCTATCTTGAAGCTCAAAGAAGCCGCGAAGTCTGACAACTCTCTAAGGGAGTCGCTTGCGCTCGTCGAGAATTATTACCAGTCTGGGCCTGGCATGGACAGGCTAAAGTGCAGTTTCTGCGACAAGCTTTCTCCTGGCGAACCCGAGGATCCTTGCCCGCATTGTGATGGTCAAGGCAGGCTGATGGAACTAGGCTCTTTGAGCCTAACACCTGAAGTCGGTGGTGTAGACCCGATGGTGCAGAGTGTTCTTGAGCGCATCTCTGATTCTACTGGCGTTGATTATACCGATCTCAACATGGAACTGAAAGCCGATCCTATCGAGTTTGTTGAGAAGTACGCCGACGAGATCGACATTGAAGAGAGAAGCGCGTTGGTAGCTCACGGCGAAGAGCCGGAAGATTACAGCGCCGCTGATGAGGTCGCTGGGATTGAGCACCAATTCGGTGAATCTCAATACAAGAAGCCATCTAAGGGTATCAAGCCGATTGGCTACAAGAAGTCATCGATCAACGAGAAGGAATCCAAGGGGAAGGGATCGAGTGAAGTGGCTAACGAGGATATTGCGGTGCTGCTCTCAACTGACGACAACATCGACGAGATCATAAATTCGGTTGTCACCGCAATGAGAGATGACGAAGGCGGTAGCGATCTTGATATCGCGACCATGGCCTCCGACACTCCCGGTGAAACGCCTGATATGGGCGATGTAGCCGGTGACATCGGTGGAGACATCGGTGGAGACATCGGTGGAGACATCGGTGGAGACATCGGTGGAGACATCGGTGGAGACATCGGTGGCGAGATCGGTGGAGAGATCGGTGGAGAGATCGGTGGAGAGATCGGTGGAGAAGAGGAAGCCGAAGAGGAAGCCGAAGAGGAAGAAACCGAGGGGGCCGAAGAAGAAACTGAGGAGTAAAAATGGCTGAGTGCAAACAATGCGAAGGCGGGTGCGTCAGCCGCTCGGTTGCAGCAAAGACCGGCAATATCGGTTGCCACACTTTTCTGCAAGACACAACACCTCTTAAGCTCATCAATGCTCCTATTACTGAGAGCCGAAAAGGGATTGGCGTGGTAATGAAGCTGGGCGGTCAGTTCCAATATGCTGACCGTCCAAACGCCAATGGCAGAATATATCCTCACGAGATTCTTGAGGGTGCTGTCAAGGAAATCCAAGACGACCTGAAGTCTCGTAGAGTGATGGGAGAATTCGACCATCCGCCCGACGCCAAGATTCATCTCGACAGAGTTTCACACCTTCTGACCAAATTGTGGATGGAAAGCGAGGTTGTGTACGGCGAGATGGAAATCCTAGAGAAGACCCCGATGGGTGCGATCGCTAAAGCCCTTATTGAGAGCAAGGTTCAGCTCGGCATTTCGTCTCGTGGCGTCGGAGACATGGAGACTACCATCCACGAAGGCAACGAATTCTACAAAGTGCTTCCTGGGTTTACTTTTGTAACATTCGACATCGTCGCTGAACCCAGTGTTCAGAATTCTTATCTTTCCATCAGGGAAAGCCGTGATAGACTCCTTAAGGCTCTAAAACATACTGCGCCAAAGAATATGAGAGCCATCGCCGAACAGAAGATCATCGATAACTTCGAGGCGCTTCTACTAGGGAAATATTATGTACAATAAAAAGTGCGAATCATGTGGAAACATTTGCCCAGCTCCAATGGCGGATGGCGATGACTACGAATATAAAGGACAGACATATGACCTAACAATATGTCCTGCTTGTGATAGGCAGTATAGTTGGAAGGCATATGATGAGGCAGCTGAAAAAAGAAGAATTGCCATGAATGGCAGGATGCATGAAGATATTAATGAGATCGCCGAAATGATCTCCGAGGAACCAATTTAATGCCCTCTAAAAGCAAAGCACAACAGAGATTGTTTGGTATGGTGGGAGCCGCCCAGAAGGGCGAACTTAAGAACCCGTCTGGGAAGGTAGCTGAACTCGCATCGCAAATGAAAGAAAAATCTGTTCGTGATTTCGCCAAGACAAAACATAAGGGCAAACCTGAGAAGGTTAAGTCGGAAGGCAGCGACATGGATATCAACACTATTGCCAGCATGGTATCGGATGATCCGAACATCGTTGAGCACTGTGGTACCTGCGAGGATGCTTGTGGGTCTGGTGGTGTTGCTGGCGGTGGTGGTGAAGCTATCACTGACGATATGCCAATGACCGAAGCTGGCAAAGAAGGTACCCACCGTTGCAAACTTTGTGGCGGCGACTGCGGTCCAGATAAGGCTTGCGATACAGAAGGTTGTCCAAACAACCGTGAAGACCATGAAAGCGTTATGGAGAGTAAGAATATGAAATCTTTCAAGATCATCAACGAAGCAGCGAAGGGGAGACTCTCCAGGCGCATGCACCGCATGCTTGAAGTCGCCTCGAACGGACGTGTTCTGACGGAGGAAGACTGGTCCAATCGGATTGGTTCCGAGAATATGGTTCTGGCCCAACAGATGGGCCTCCTTGGTGCTATCAAGGGCAAGGCTCTCAATGAGCAAGGTCCTCCCTTCGGCAATGAGGAAGAGGAAGTCGAAGGGATTGACGGAGATGAGGGAGCCGAAGAGGAAGTAGAAGAAGTCGAAGGTGAAGGCGACTTCAACGCAGAAGAGATGGAAGAGGAAGAAGAGGAAATGGAACCCATCTCGATGCATGAACTAGCCAAATTCCTTGAAGTCCTCAAGACCAACGCCGACGAAGAGGCTATGGCGATGATCGATAAAGCCATCGCCCACGAGGAAGAGATGGAAGGCGACATGGGTGAAGAGGGATTCGCCGATGATATCGCCGGTGAGATGGGCGAAGAAGGCGAAGAAGGCGAAGAAGGCGAAGAGGGTGAGATCGAAGACGATGAGATCGTCGGCGAGCAAGACATCCCCGGCCCCGGAAATAGCACCGACGAAGACGAACAGCCCCCGATGCCCGGTGACGAAGCGCCTCCAATGGAGGAAGACTGCAAGCCGTGCCAGGGATTCCTCGTCATCGAGAACGGCAAGATCTATGTCGAACATGAGGGCCAAGTTGTCGACGAGTCCTACGTCATCCTTGAGAAGAGCAAGGAAGGCGGCTGGCCGAAGCACCTCAAGAAAGGCCGCTTCACATCATACTGCAAGGATGCAGGATTCGATGGCCCGAGCGTCGAATGCGCCAAGAAGGCCATGGACAGTGATGACAAATCAGTCCGTGGCATGGCCTCATTCTACATGAACACCGTCAAGCCTGGTGGCAAGGATGCCTCGGCAGCCAAATAGGACCCAGAAGGTTTTGTCTTTTTAAATTCTAGAAAAATAAAGTCTTCAGTCAAAACTAGAATAGATTATAGGAGAATCCAAAATGGATAAGATCAAGGAGCTGTTAGGACAAATTGGCGCATCTAAAGAGCTTGCCGACCAGCTATGCGAGCATCTTGAGCGCTACTCCAACGCTCTCAAGGAGAAGTACGAAGGAGAGCTTCAAGAAAAGATCGGCAAGATCAAGCAGGTCTGCATCGAAGAGGTGCAGAGAGAGAAAGTAAACCTTGCGCGTAAAGTGGGCGTATTTCTGGAGAGTAAGGCCACGTCAATCGAGCAAGCGATGACTCGCCAAAGGGTAGTGGAAGAATCCGAAGCATCCTCCCTCCTCAAGAAGACCAAGGCTCTTCTTGAAGGAATCAATCTAGAAGGAGAGGTGTCTAGTCGGGAACTTCTTGCCCTACAGAAGAAGGCAGAGCGGCTTGAGAAGGCGATTGGTACACTCAAGGAAGAGCGGAATCGGGCGATCGGTAAGGCCAACAAGGCCAACGAAGTGGCCGTGAAGATGCTGAAGCGTAATCAGATCTTCGAGGCCAAGCTCAAGGAAGCTGGCCTTCTCACTGAGGAGAAGGGTGGCGCTGCCAAGTGCGAATGTGGTGCTCCGGTAGCTGAAGGCATGGACACATGCGAGAAGTGCGGGAAGACCACCGTAACTGGCAAGGAAAAGAAGGCTGCTGCAAAGGTGGCCAAAGAAAGCAGGAAGGCAAAGAAGGCTTTGACAGAGGGCAAGAGAAGGCTCGATGCCAGCCGGAAACCTTCTAGAAAGCCCAGGTCTACGCGCAGGACGCTTATAGAGTCCGAAGTTCCGGGCACATATTCACCTAGCGGATCGCCCGATATTACCAAGATCGCTAGCGAAATGCCGGAATAAAACCCGGCATCAAAAATGGAGGATACGATGCATTTAGTCAATAAAAACTCCGGCAGGGGCGGCTCGGTTATTTCCGAGGAGAGGGAAAAGATGCTCCTGACCGAATCCAAGAAGAACAAGATGGTGGCCCGGTGGGCACCGGTTCTCAAGAAGTGCAGAGAGATCGGCCCGAAGAAGTACGGGATGATGGCCTCTCTCATGGAGAACCAGCTCCAGCAGTGGGATCCGAAGAATCGGAACCTACTCCTAGAAGACGCCACCACAACGGGCGACGTCGCCGACTTCACCCGTTTCGCACTCCCTCTCATCCGCAAGTCCTACCCCAGGCTCATTGCTGACAACCTCGTTGGTGTTCAGCCCATGAGCCAGCCTGCCAGCCTGATCTTCTACATCAGGTACCGCTACGCCATTTCCAAGGGCCAGACGGTTGCCGGTACGCAGATCATGCGTCAGAACACCAGCCAGCAGTTCGCTCGTCAGAACGGCTGGGCACTCGATCCTTACTACACCTCCCAGGTGGTCAAGGACGAGGATCTCACGATCGCCGCTGGCGGTGGTGCGGTCAACGGCACCCTCATCCACAAGCCCATCCTGGCCGGTACGGTCGTGGTCAACGTCTACACGGCGGCGGCCCTCACAGAAGACTGTGAGTTCCCGACACCCATTCTCCAGGTTGGATTCGATGCTGACGGTCTCCCCGACACCATCCTCGTCGGTGACGCCTCGGACATCGAGGTCGACACCAGCACCTCCGGTGCAACCAGGTTCGATCACAGCGACGGCACCGTGACCATCACTCTGTCGAGTGGTACTCTCCCCGCCGGGGCGACCGCGAGGGCCGACTACGAGTACGACCTGGAAAACAACCCGTTCCAGCCCGAGGTCACGATGTCGATCGACAGCGATTCCGTCGCTGCCATCACTCGTAAGCTCAAGACCTCCTGGAGCCTCGAAGCCGCACAGGACCTCAAGTCTGTGCACAACATCGATGCCGAGTCCACTCTCACCGACCTGATGGCCGACGAGATGGTCGCGGAAATCGATCGTGAAATCATCAACGACCTGATCATCGCCTCGGCGATTCGGGCCACGCACAACTTCGCCACGGGGGCCGGTGCGTCGGTGAACTTCACGGACCGCAACATCGCCCTCCTGTACAAGGTACTGGAAGTGGCGAACATCATCCACCGGACCACGCTGCGCGGCCCGGCCAACTGGATGGTGACGAGTGCTGATATTGCCTCGAAGTTCGAGCAGCTGAACGACTTCCGGGGCTCCGATGCCCTTGCCCAGGACGGCATCGACATCGGGATCACGAGCGCAGGGACGATCCAGGGCAAGCTGAAACTGTACAAGGATCCGCTGTTCCCGAACTGCAAGATCCTCATGGGCTTCAAGGGCAACTCGGTCCTAGACTCAGGGTACTTCTACGCACCATATATCCCCCTCCTCTCTACCCCAACAGTGTTGGACCCCAACTCCTTCACGCCAAATAAGGGTATTATGACGAGGTATGGTAAGAAACTCATCGAAGATGGGGGTCTATACTACGGGACAGTTACAGTCAGCAACCTGTAAAATCAAGAAAGCCCCGGAGCTAAGTTCTGGGGCTTTCTTTTTATATCAGATTCAAAGTACTTTCTTCTGTCAAATATACCGTATTTAAGGTATAACGGTATTAGTAGGAGGAAGTAATGGCTAAGCCAGCCTTTACAATAGATCAAGCCAGAGAACTTAGAAGAAGATATGAAGCAGGCGAAACTACCGTAAGTCTCGCCAAAGAACATGGTGTTAGCGGTAGCTGTGTATCTTCATGGATTAAACGCGTCGGTGGAACAATTCGATCTAATTCAGAATCAAAGAGGAAATATCATTTTGATGAATCATATTGGGACAATATCGATAGCCAAGATAAGGCGTATTGGCTTGGCTTCTTGATGGCTGATGGGTATGTTACCAGAGGCAGAAATATCCAATGCACATTGTCTGGTAGAGACACAGAGCATTTAAGTTTGTTGTTGGCATCTATGAAGGCCACGTATTCTGTCAGTGAATATATCAGAGATGGATATCCTAAGGCTGCTATCTGCCTAACATCAATACCAGCGGCTTCTAGGCTAATTGGCATGGGGTGGAATGAATTTAAACTTAATGGCAGCCTTAAAATCTTAGAATTTATACCAGATGGTCTGATGCGCCATTTTATTCGTGGATTTTTTGATGGAGATGGCAGTATTGGCAAGAGTGAAAGGAAAGGAAAAGGCAGAAAATCGCTTAGATATTCGTATAACTATATTTTAGTTGCACCTATAGAACATTATGATTTTCTTGATTTTGTTCGAGAATATATTGTTCGGTCTGTGGGGGTCGCCGATAAATCGATTAAAAGAAGCAGACGCAAAGAAGATGGCAAACTACATTCTGTCTATCGTTGTCATTGGAATGGTAATCAACAAATTAAGAGAATCGGAGAATGGATGTATAAAGACGCTGCCTGTTATTTGCAACGCAAGAAAGATAGATTTGATGAATTGAGTAATCCGATTCGGTTTAATTGGCCCAAAGATAATCGATTCTCATGTTCCCATACGCCCTCGGATATATCTTCGTTGCCCGAAGAGCAACAGGACAAGATTTTGGCGGAGTTTTATAAATTAGTAATGAAAAGCACGTGGAAAGCACCACGGTACACACAGGAGCAGCTACTTGCCGATTATAGGGCAGCCATAATCTACAATAATGATCTATATAAGGTAACGAAAGATGATGAGTTGGTTGGTTTTAGGCTTAATACTGGTGGGAGCTTAGAATCTCCCACAAAGAAGATTATATTACATTTTCAACCACATTTTTGGGACGTTAAGACCAGTAGTCCACCGATTCCAACCCAGTGGCATAATGAGAAAAAGGTTAAAAGAGCTACCAAGGCACTTTTAACCACCGGCAGTAAAATTGATTTGATGCGGTATTTCCGTGAACTAAGATATACCGGTGTCGGGGTTACATCTCATTTCCACGCTAATTTTGCCTGCTCTATTATCCAGAATTTAGCCCCAGACGCCAAATCGTGGTTCGACCCATGCTTGGGTTGGGGAGGCAGATTGATTGCTGCCAAAATGATGGATATAAAATATGAAGGGTGTGACCCACAACCAAACACCTTTTACGGCGTATGCAAAATAAAAGAATTCATCAAGTCTGATGCTACTATACACAATATTAAAGCGCAAGATTTCAGATATCAAAGGCGCTATGATATTGGATTCACGTCGCCGCCGTTCTTTAATAAAGAGAAGTATGGCGGTCCTGAACAGTCTCATCATGAATTCCCAAGGTTTGACCAGTGGATCATAGAATTTCTTTGTCCTCTAATAGATTCTATGATGGTCAGTTGTGACAAAGTTATACTTCACATTGACGATGCGATATGTAAGGCTATTGATAAGATTTATTCTTTTGATCGATATCCATTGTTTTTGCAGAGAAACCCCGGCGGGAAAAAGAGCACAGAATCAATCATTATACTCAAGACGGGCAAGTTATAGAGATCAATGCGAAGATCAAAGCTGGGTCTCAAGACTCCAAGGAGTATCTCGTCGTGATGAGTATTTAAGAACTATGACTCCTAATCTGCTGTGCCGGTGACGATGCGGAAACTGAATTTAGATGAAGACATCGCAAGAATAGCCCGGATGATCGATCAGAAAGGTCCGTGATGGGAATACCACAAATAGTATTGATCGTTTTGATGTCTATAATGTTTGGGTACTTCTGTGGAGATGCCAGAGCAGATGAAAATGGCATAATGAGAACAGAAGATAGAAACACAATTATAGGTTATATGGTCTTGAGTACAGCATTGTTGTGCTTATTGATCTGGGGTGGCTTTTTCTAGGGTTGGGGCAAAAATAGCCTATGAACCCGGAAGATATAGCTCGAATGATCACGGAAGACCCGGCGATCCGCTTAATGGTCTCTTTGGCGTTCCCTAAAATTACGGTTACGCACAATAAACTCCATTTCCCGTATTGCGTCGTCTGTTGGCTTGCCATATAGAATATCCACAAAATATCTGCCATTTTCGTCTTTATCATATGACACAGCCCCGAGTATCTTATTCGATCCTTTAAATGATATTGGATTGGCTATCCTAATATTCCTACTGGATGGGTTGTATAATATATCTCTTGGGTGAGTATATGTTCCTTCTCGGTCTGTTCCAACTGAGTAGCAATGCCCTATAATGCGCATGATTTCATCTATAGAAGACATCGGTATTGGATCGCTGTAATGTTTCGGTGTTGTGCTTTTATCTAATATGTATGCGAGCTTCAGAACAGCGTTATATAATGCTTTCTTTCTACGTTTATTGAATGGTCTGATCGATTCTGACAGCCCACGGAAGGCGAGAAGCCCCCTGGGCGTGACGAGGAGTATTTCAAATGGGCCGATGCGTTCTGCGCGGAGCTGGTCAAGTTCGACGGCCCAATCTGCCCACGATGCTACGAGGGCGGCAGACAGGAATGGTTAAGAATCGATGACCAGTACCCCGACGCACTGTACTGCGAGGAGTGCGGGCTGGTTTTGGAGGTGAGGGCGAGATGAAGGAAGCGGGAATTACAGCGTGCTTCGGCTGTAGGAACTTTTCTCCTGCCGTAAAAAACGGAAGGGAGTGGGATTTGTGCCTATGGGACGGAGAGCCGTGTGGACACCCCTCTGTATGTGATGTGAAGGACGAAGGCGAAATTGTGCGGTGCAACCTATGCAAGCACCACATTGTCCTGCAAGACGGCGCTGTGGTGTGCGCTGCGCCGTCCTGGTATCTTACGTCAAAGGACAAGGGCAACATCTGCCCATCGTTTCGCAAGCATGATTCGACAGGAGACACATTTAACTATGGCTATTTCGAAAAACGCGGAGATGAGTGGGTGTACAAAACAGCCGTTTACGAGAGGAAGAGGGACAAGGAGGAACTTCCACAGGAGGGCGAGATGAAGTATCCAAGAGAAGAGAGCGAGTGCGGGATGTGCGTGATGTGCGGGGGCGAAGCGCGGAGGAATTCGAACTACTGCGGTCCGTGCTGGGACACGAAAAGGCCAAGCGTAACCCGCGTAGGGGACGCAAGGCTTCCTGATGAATGCAAATCATGCGGCAACCCAATCGACCCTGCCAATGCTGTGTTCTGCGGGTACTGCGGGGTGCGGGTGGTGAGCGAAGAGCCGAGGCGGTGGTGTACGGAGTGCAAGTGGTATAGCGAGAGGGATTGCAATTATGCGGTTTGGCCTGGTACTGGGCGTCCGGTAACGGAGCGCATCTGCGAAAGGCCAGACAGCACAACCGGCGTTTCATGTTCACGCCCGATCATCGGGGAAAGATCGGATGCCAAGAAGAAGTGGTACAAGATCTTCACGCGACAGAAAGACAATGGTCGCTGCGGCAAGGCTGGCCGGTTCTGGGAGCGGAAGGAATGTTAAATATCATTAGGATAACCTCGATGTGCCTGCTTTTCGCTGGGATCTACTGGCTTGCGGAATCGCATCCGAAGATCGTTGTGCCGTACTCTATCCTTATCGCGGCGATTGGGATATGCGACACAATAAAAGACTTCCACAGAAAGGAGCGCGGGGATGAGTGAGAAGTTTCCACGCCTGAGAAAGGCCAAGCCGGGCGAGATGACCGTTGGTGATGCGATCCGCCTTGCCGCTGCAATTGAGGGGAAGACGGTCGAGGAAGTCGCGTTCCCTTGCAGCCACCTATGGCAACCGGTCCTAGAAGAACTAGGCATCCGCGTAGGCGGCGAATACATTTCAGACCCCACGGGCTATGACCTATGTGTCAAGTGCGGGATGAAAAGACGATGGGAGGAAGACGATGAGTGATGAATCATGCGCGACGTGTCGGTTCTGGGCGCAGTACCGCGAGAACAGCCTAGCAGGACACTGCAGAAGAAATACGCCAGTAGTGCTTCCGGGCCTGGACACCGTGTGGCCCGAAGTAATTGATGATGACTGGTGCGGCGAGTGGCAGGGGGCGAAGAGGGATGAGAAAATGTGCCGATGGAGTTGGATGCAAAGGCCGAGGACGTGTATTCTGCATGGGGCACTATCTGACGAATGCCGCGCAATGTATGAAGAGAGAACTGGCGACATTGTCACAGACCCCAACGACTGCCCGCACTATAAGTAGCAGAAACATAATGTTCACAAATCATAATGTGTTCACGGGTTGTGAGCATAAAGCAAACCCTTTTCGGAGAAAGAAGAATGAAGACAATCAAGGTGCTAGAAACAGCAAAGGAGATCGTAGAGATCGGAAGCGCGGAAGTGCTCAACGTCGTCCTGCACGTCTCGGACGACCGCGTGACAATCAACGAGGAGGAATACGAGGCAAGCGAAAAAATCACCCCGCTTGACTTCGTGAACGAGCTCGCAAGGGCCGACTGTACAGACATCTTTGTGAGTATCGTGAAGTCGAACGCCTTCGTAAGCGGCGTAGCGCCGGGTGGTGTAGCGCCGCGCGTCAAGTTCACGGAACGCTGTGGTTGAATTTGGGGGATAGCTATGCAAGCGATACCAAGGGCAGCGGAGGGCCATCAGCAAAACAAGACAGCAATGCCGGGTCACGGTACAAAACGAAAAAGTTAAACCACGGTCTCAAAACTAAAGACCTCGTAGGCATCCCCTGGCGCATAGCCTTCGCCCTCCAGGCTGACGGATGGTATCTGAGGCAGGACATCATCTGGGCAAAGCCTAACCCGATGCCTGAGAGCGACTCCGGGTTGATCCACTCTTCGTACCGCGCTTTTGCCCAGCCATAATTGGTTTTTGGGGCATATCTTCTATTCCAAGCTCTTCCCAACCTTCTAATAAGACGTCCGGGTCTTCTGTAATTCTCTTGGCTATGTCTTTTGGTTCCATAGATTATTTTTGAGTGTATTTAAAAGTTTGCTATGCGTTATAATGGTTTGCTCGTGGTATTCAGACTTGCGAAGGGGCATAGGAGGCGACGATGGATGAAGCAAGGGTGATCCTGTTGATGATAAGCGCATTCGGTTTTGGTATATTTGTGACTTCGATCTGGTTTGAGAGGTACAGGAGATGACCGATGAACCGAGCCCGTGCCACGAAGCTAGGGTAGTCATTTATTTCAAGAGAAGCAATGGATAAAAACAGGTTGATCAAAGTGGCCGAATTGTACGAGAATAGACTCACTGGCCTTGGGTTTGGTAATGTAAGTCGTCATGATGGCGGTGGTTTCCTCGAACACATTTCGTGGATGTCATCTGAAGCCAAAAGACTAGCGCTTGATGGCAGAATAGAAAAAGCTAATCGATGGCTTGGGTTTATTCAAGGAGTGTTGTGGTCTAAAGGGATCTATACTATTGAGCAGATGAAAGAGCACAACAGGAGGGTTAATGGCGGAAACACTTGAAAAACATGTCGCCGATAGTTTGTTAGATGAAATGGCCGAAAGATGGCCGCACGGGCGCTTCCGCCATCAACATAGGAGTCATAATCGGCTGACCTTACGCAGGAGACGTGCTATTGCCCAAATCACAGTGAATATATCAGAAATGTGTATTTGGGTTGACCTCAAGAAAGTTAAGCTTCGACAAGAGGCCTTGATCGGTCACTGGGAGGAAGACCAACTTATAGAACATGCAGAATTCTCCCTTTATGATCCGAAGTATTTTCAGCGTGTAGAAGAATTCATAGATGACTTTATGTTGATACCACAATATGGCGATCGCGGCTATAGGGGATGTTAAATGTCAGTAAATTGCCACGAGGGCATCTTCGAATTTATGAAGTTTGGATTTGAGAAACAGATTGAGACAGTCTATGGTTCGACATTTAGATTGAAATATGGACCAGTCGAAAAGGTTGTGTCGCGATATCTTAGTGCTTTAGTAAACAAACGTAATTATATTCCATATATCTTCATATCTTCTGTTGTTAGAGACAGTATTTGGTCATGGAGACGACGCCACTTGATGGTACTTGATTGTGATAGCTTTGCCGACATGGCCGCTGCATGCAACTGGCTTAAGACCGAAGAGCATAGCGTTGAGTACGAAGTGATCGAAAGCACGCCTGGTAGGTTTTGGGTAGTTACGGATTTTGTCGGTACTTGGAAACAGATTTGGGGTGTTTTCAACCATATCCCAGGCGTATGTACCGCATTCAGAGACAATTACGCTAGAAAGTATAAGAGGCTTTGTATTAGAGCTTTCCCGAAGTTGGTTGGAGGCAAGCCGCATACCCCAGTTTTCCCTGATGAAATTGGTTTTCCGCCAAATTCTGCAGCCAGAACTTGGATGATAGCGGCTAAACGATACTTTGAGAGCAGGCATTTCAACAAAATATGTAAAGCTTTGTTGTTTATGGATAGGTTATCTAATAATCAAATGGAGCAGTTAATGGCCGACCCGGATTTTAAGGTATGAGATGATGGCAGAAGACTTTTATAAACCAGAGAATGTTCGTAATACCACAGAAGTTCTGTCTCCATCCAAAAGGTACAAGCTGGTGATTACCGATTATTTTACCAAAGAAGGATGCTGGAATTATACGAGAGGGCAGGTATATCGCGTTTCAGACAATGGACTTATTGCCGATATCAAACGCAATTATAGCGGTTTTGACCATAGCTTCCAGACCAAAGATTCTCAAGAGTATCTGATTACAGGACGAAGCTATATGGGGCAAACAATCGTCAATCTGGATGAGGGATGGGAAGTGTCTACCCCAGGGCCTTACGAGGGCACAGAATTTTGTTGGATTATGCATTACCTCTCACAAGATGGAACTACATTGGCTGTTGAAGGATGCTATTGGGCTTGCTCCTATGAAATCGCGTTTTTTGATTTTACTGATCCCAAAATTTCGCCACTTCCTGTGCTCAGACAAGATGACCATACCTATCACGCTAAGATTTACGGTTGGACAGACAACGTTTTCAGATGGTCTGTTGGGCACCACTTGTTTGTGCCATGGAATAAACGCGATAGAGATCTATCGTTAGAAGAGCTTGATAAGATTTCAATTGAATTTGGTGATGAAGACGACGACTTATGGAAATGGGTTGATGATGAAGTGTGGACATGTCGGCGTGAAGGCGACATCATTCGTGTCGAGAATGAATGAACGAAGAAACCGAAACATTGAAGATCTTAGATCGGTTGTCTCCCCCTCGGATCGACCCTTGGGGTTGCCATATTCCCAAAGATGCTCCAACAGATATTCGACACATGTGGGTTGTTGGCAAGTCACTATTGGTTGGTGTTCGTGGTCACAATAAATTCACTGTGGGTATTGATCTCCTCACCATTTGTACATCGTCTGATTTCTTTACAGGGTTGGAATTGCTGGGGGTTTTGGCCGGTAGGTTTCCTAGTTTCTCTAGGAAACTCGCAAATCCAAATCAAAATAATTGACTAGTGACTCGTCTATGGGCCGGAGGAGGTCGACAATGAGCAATGAACGCCACACGAGTTTTGTACGATCTGTAAAGAACAACGGTACGGTCAAGAATTGCGATTGTTGTGAGTCCAAACTTTCCGCTCGTGAAGTGTATTATATGGTCGGCAAGGACTGGGGGACTAACTCCAATATTTGCCGTAAATGCATTGCTAAGATTGTACGATACGTCATGGTAGGCGTTATTGAACGAATATCAATCGATAATATCTAATATTTTAATCGTGGACGTGCGGAACCGTGGTAGTGTGAAATCTGTCAGGTCAATATTTAATATAGCAATCTGTTTGATTACCATAAAACAATCTGACTAGTGACTCCCAATCGTCTGTTGTTGTGCTGCCCAAGACCCTCAAATTGGATAGAATATATAGTATGTCGTTCTCGTATCTTCTATATAACAGCATCGCATGAGCACTGCTGCTGTTTTTCCTTGTAACTGTTACCCGTTCTATCTTGCCAGTGCCTTTTAGAATAGATCCCCACAATTCCATAAAGTCGTCGCAATCGCCACGCTTTCTAGCTATCGTCACCCAAGGATAAGAGACAAAGTCGGCATTTTCGGCATGCCAGCGGAATCCATCAGCAACTAACTTCTTGCTTATCAGCGATGGGTTGTCTATTTTCCGTAGATCGGCCAGATAATTACGGGCGGCTACTTTTTCGTCGGCGTATTTTTTGGCTTCGTTGTCGGCTAGCACCCAGTTGGTCAATTTTTTGACATACTTCCTATGCACTTTCATGAAAACTTCTTTTTGGGTGCAGGTGCAACCACCACTAATGGACATCAGCAGCACCAAGATCACGGCTCTGTTCATTTTGTACATCCCCAATTTTATGTTATTTTTGATGGTATTTGAAGATAAATGGGGAAATTTGATGGGAGTTGGCCTAGTGATCATTCATACTGTCCAGTTATCTCGCTCTAGGGGTTTGGATGTCCCAGTCGTCGATGTGACGGTTAAATCAGCAAGCGGAGAAGCCCGTTTTGTAGCTCCAACGTGGGATATGGTGATGGGATATAAGAGAGGAATAATAAGCGAAGAAGAATACACTCTATTATATGAAGACATTTTAGAATGCAACGAGCGGCGCATCCTTGATTTCTTTTCCACATATGATAAAGTCGCACTGGCCTGTTATTGTCGTCCAGCTGCTTTCTGCCATCGTGTCCTTTTGGCAGAATGGCTTGTTAAAAAGTCGGGCGCGAGTTACATAGGAGAATTAAGCGTTTGTTGATTTTCAGATGTTGCTAGAGACACGAATAAACAGCGATGAAGCGCGGACTATTTTGGCGCGATATCCTAATCTAAGTAAATTCATGTCTTGGGCTAATGATCGCTCGATTGGTCTTAAATTCGTGATTTTCAAGAGTGATGCAAAGAGTAAGGCCAGTAAACGAATAGAAAGAGTAACATTAGAGGCAGTGCATGAGGCGGCTAAACAGGCGGGCGACGGTAAGGCTATCGGGATCAAGTTTTTGGATGCGCATGGCAGGGATACGCTTTCGCCAGACTTTGTCAGTATAGTTGATCGCGACGGTGAAGTCGATATTAAAGCTTTTGCGGTGACGGGTACTACCAAATACACATTTGACGGTCTTGCTCGTATGAGCAATGGCTATTATGTCAATGATCCTACAATGATCAATCTTGAGAGAGCAAGGCGTTTCAATATCACACCGATATTGATATACTATGATTCTACAGGTGAGCTTCGTTTGAATTATTGTAGAGGGAAATACCGAAAGAAGAAAATCCGAAATAAATGCAGACGCCTATATGATGTTGGTAGTTTTGTACCGACCGGCACACTAGACGCTATAACCCCAATCATCGATGATATGATCATATCAATGCGCAGGATCAAGTTTGTTGGGATACGGCACCTACCACGTACAGCTGAGGTTGAAGTCAACGTGAAATGTTGTGAGTGCGGTTGTATGTGGTGGGTAAATGCTACAGCGGCCTTGGCATCAGATATAGTTCGCATATCATGCTACAGGTGTGGTTGCAGGGGTATTATCAATTGGCAGGATATTATTAAAGCTTCAGAACTACAATCTTAGCTAAGCGTTTCGCCTACGCACATCCCAACATTGTAGTGTATTCCTGGTGCAGCTGTCATTTCTACGCGGCCTTTTTCAAACAGCATAATAATGTCGCTGCCGCCGAACAGAAAATATCCAAATTCTTGTCCCTTTTCCAGATAGCCACCCTCCACAGCCGTCATATTCACGCTGCTTACCTGTGCCATTCCGATGGGAAGAGTTGCAACTAATCCAAGCGGCGAATCTTGAATGATTAGGCCGCGAGTTTGGGTGAATTCATATCCTGCTCCATCCGGGGCGTCAAACTTCCCATCCCTGATCTTCACGTCGAGATAGACGTTTTGCTGTATTGCTCTACATTCCATCACAGGACCGCGCACTGGAGCACCGAAACGATGGTAGTCGTTTGGACCCAAAAAAGCATGCCAGAACAGACCGCCACGGAATCGCTCTTGGTATGGGCTGCCTTCAAGTAAGTCTAGAATTTTGTATTTATGCGTGTACTTGATCGTAACTTCGTTATTGTCATCGACATCGAATTGTGCTTTAAAGGTGCTGTCTGCTGGAGATGTGACGATAGAGTCGCATCGCATCCCGGCAACTGGACGCAATCCTGGAGAGATTTCCCTGCCAAAGAACTGGTTGAAGGTTAACCAGCCAGATGGCGGTTTCATGTATTGCCAAGCGTTGAAGGCTGGGTCATCGATGAATGTCTGAATATACTTGGCCGATTCTGGCGTATTCAGGAATGACCCCCAATCATTTGCAAAATCCCGCATCCATTTATTAAATTCTTCATTCTTTTGCAATTTTCTGCCGGATGGTTGGTCAAGCAGCCAATAGAACTTGCATAGCATATATAAGACTTCTTTGTCGTAATTTTCGCGAGGAATCCATTTAACCATTCGGTTCAAATAATCAAAATATCCGCCCTCTCCATCGAGTTTATCAGGGAACGTCACAGCACCGTGGACGCCTTCACGCTCCGCCATTGCTTTGGCTTCTGTGATAGAGTCCAAAAGCAACTTGCTCCATTCTTCTTTCTTGTATCTGTTCAATAATACCTTGAGTTCTTCAACTATCGGTTGGTCGACCATGGGTATGCTCCTAAAATGGCTATGCTATTTTTGAGTATTTAATTGTTGTCGGGAAAATATGTTTTATTTGTATTGGGAGCGTTATGATACTATTCAAAACATTGGTTGGATCTAAAGCCTTTGGTACCCATACAGAGGGTAGCGATTCGGATTTCGCGTCTGTTGTAATGCCTCCGATCGATGGGATGCTTGGGCTTGGGTATAAAGAAACTATCGTCTCCACCTCTGAGACGGAAGACAATACCACCCACACTTTCCAAAAATTTATTGAGCTTGCTGCCAAGGCCAATCCAAGCATTCTCGATATTCTGTTTTCTTCGCCGGAGCATTGGGTAGAATTCAAGCCTTTGTGGTTTCGTCTCTACGATAGAAGGCACATTTTCTTGTCAAAAATTGTTGCTGATACCTATGTTGGCTACGCTAGATCTCAGCTTAAGAGGATTAGAACGCATAGGGAATGGTTGCTTAATCCGCCAAAAGAGAAGCCCAGTAGAGAAAGTTTCGGTCTCCCGGGCCATAGCACGATCCCCAAAGAGCACAGAGAGGCTGTGATTTCAATTCCTCAAAAATATCTAGCACCAGAAATACAAGATCTTGCGAGGGCCGAAAAAGGATTTGAAATGGCAATGCGTGGTTGGACACAATATGAGAATTGGAAGAAAACTAGAAATCCGGATCGCGCTGAGCTAGAGGCCAAATATGGATATGATACAAAACATGCGATGCATATGTATCGTCTCTTGAGGCAAGGAAAGGAAATTCTCGCAACTGGTGATCTTACTGTGGATAGGCGCAATATTGATGCGGATAGACTGAAGGAAGTACGCCAGGGGGCGCTTACTTATGATGATCTCATGGTCGAAGTGGCCACTATGAGAGAAGAGATCGAAACAGCAAAAAGAGAGTCTAAACTTTCAGATAGGCCTGACCGTAGTGTTATCAATGCGCTGTGCGTTGAAATTATGAAGGAATATTTAGAAACATTTAGTTGATATCGCGAAGCGTGGTTTTGATAAATGGAGCTTCCGGAAGGAGCCTGGAAAATGAACGGCTACTCAATTATTTGAGCTATATCTTTAGGATCCATAAATTATTTTTGCTTGTATTTTAATAAGTTTGGTTGAGGTGAGATATGGACGAATCTTTCAAGTTACCAGTGGTGGCGACTTCGAGAAAGCTTAAAGCTAAATGGACGCTTAGCAGCATTGACGATTATAAGCGTCTAATGCGCTCAATGGAGTACGAGGAAGTTATGGCCTTTCTAGATCGCCATGGTATGGTCGCTTTGTGCCAGGCGTACGATTTTGAATATCTAGACGAGCTTGGAGCTATCTTCCCATCGTTGGCAAAGAGGCTTGCTAAGGTATCTTAATGTTCATTTATTCTGTTTCATATAGCAGCTATGAAGACTCTTCAGTGATTTATCTTTCGCATGAGAAAGAATTCACTGAAGAGGAATTTGAGAAATATGTGGTTGAAGCAATCACATGGTATATGCACGCGCTCAAATCGAATACTACCAAGCTACGCGATGAACTGATAAACGGCCCCATAAGCCATTCACCAGCAAATCTTGGTCGCCTTTTTTCTAGTAGGGCAAATCGTGAATGGCCTTGTATCAGTAATATTGCTGACTTGTTCCCTGATATCGGTTATGTTATGGAGTGTCCAGAGTATGGCTTTAAAGTGATTAACCCAACACAAGCGGTAAACTTTTCTGGGTGGCAAGACCCGTTTTGCTACGATACGGATTGGGTAGGTGATCGGGACTGCGCCACAACGAGGTTGAGCGAATGCCTATGGGTTAATGGTTTCACGGAAAAAGATTCTCCCAATTACGAATCAAAGAAAGAAACGGAAGAGCATAAGAATAAGCACGATATCGTCGGCTTTGTGTGCCCGACTTGCGGAGGCCAAACCAGAGATAATCCGATGGGTTTCGGCGACGGATGTTGGTGGTGCCCACGGTGTGGTAATGGTTGCGGGTGCACGTATAACGAAGATGATCCGTACGATGGAGACGAAGCTGATCGCGAAGACTTCTATGGATTATATTGATGATTCCCGCCAATGATTTGGCATGATATAAAGCGATGCAAGCTTTGCAATTCCGTTGCAATTTTTGTCATCTAATCCAGATTTTAAGGTTGGAAGCGATGAAGATTAGAAATGGCTTTGTGAGCAATTCTAGTTCTACAGTCTATATTATCGAAAATATTTCTGATACAGAAAAGACGATGAGAGACTTTGTTGAGGAGAGTATCCACTTGCTCGGGGATTTTCTTTCATATTACGACTGGCATACACCTGAAGAAGGCTATACCGAGGAGCGGATGCTAAAAGAAGCAGAGAATGCATATCACCAAGTGTTTGAACCTGGGGAAGCCAAAGTGTGTGAGTTTGGAGATGAACACCACACCATTCTTGGTAATGTTTTTGATTATATGCTAAGAGAGTATAGAGGATCTAAAAGTTTTAAATGTCGTGTCTTTGAGTCTCGCAGATGAATGATCTCAACGAAATCAATAAACCTCCCTCATATGAATTTATTGACGCTGTTGTTAATGGCTGTGCGATAGTTATAGATTGCGAGCTTTGTGGTCGCGTGCATTTTGCTACATGGGACGAAAATGCTGGCTGGGAAGAAGGCGAATTGGAAGATTTGCGTGCTAAAGCTGAAAAGGATCCGGATCGTTACATTGAAGATGCGACGTGCAGCTCAATCTCATATGGTTGGCTCAATGGCAAGCAGGTAGTAGATGGATGCCCATGCAATAGAGCAAGGAAGATTGAGGATTGGATCTGGAGCCATCGCGATATAATTTCTAAATATCTTAAGTCAAGAATTATGAAAATGAAAAGGCAGGCCGAGATGGAAGAAAGGCAAGTGGAAGGTGTAGTTGAATCAGCAGCTGAACTTTTAATCCAATGGCTATCTAAGAGAGGGTGGAAAATAGACGGCAATTGCGTACACAACAGGTCTTATTGGTGTCGTGTGGAAAATGTCGACATTTCTAAAGTAAAGGTTGGTACTCTCGTCGTTGACGTGCACGATCCGCACTCATTCCCTTCTGTTGAGAGGTATCTTAGCCAATGCGACAAAGACGCCAAGGAGTTTATGAGGAACATGGAGGCGGTGGGCTAGATAGCAAAAATACACCATGACAATAGAAGTCCAAACATATACGATGGTGGTAACGTCAGGGGATGATTACGTTACCACAATGACAATTGAACATTATGATTGGTGGGATGGGTGTTTGCGCGTGTTCACCTCTACTTCGATGAACCATTTCAGTATAGACAACATTAAATCCGTCACAGTTGACGGTGTATCAATTGAAGTTCCAGTGCTTTAGTATTTTATGTTCTACTTGCGAGCCGTGGTGCGCCGTGTCGGACCTAGGCACAGTGGATTTGGGTTTTGTCCCGTCCTAGACATTCCTACTGGAGGCATTTCGAAATGCCGACCAAGGTCTGTGGCAATGGACCCACTCATGTAGCTATCGGGGTATTTGAGCGGCAGGATGCCCCAACCCATGATGCGCCTCCAAAACAAAGGCTGTAGAAGACTGGGAGCAGCAGCACTCGATAGGTCTCACAACAGTGAACAAAACTGTCTCATCTTGCTCGCTCGCAAGTAATGGCCGGGAAAACCCGGCCTTTTTATTGGAGATATCATGAAAGCTAAGAAGTACAAAATCCAAATGCATGCCGTGCACATGAGCAAGGACACCTTCACTCATTACGCAATATTTGAGATTTATGTCCCAGAACTAAAGCTCTATGTAAATCGAGAAACTTCTTTCATAGGCGAAGACGATAACAGAGTACAAGACCCATACCAAAATATTGAAGTGGATAGCGGCGTTGCTGGGCTATTGGCCTCGGCTATTAAAACCAAAGAATCAGCCGAAAGGCGGCTTAAAGAGAGTCTTGGGCTAATCGAGTAGTTTTCCTTTGTTTTCGTTGGTTAGGACTACGAGGGATACCTTCTACTAGTCTTAAACGTCAGGAAGGGGCAACGGAAGGCTTCACGGCATACTTCCTGGTCGATATGAAACCCAAGAAAGACAAGTACTGGGCGTTTACTGATAGAGAACCCACTCTGCTCAATATTTTGCTCGAGTGGTTGGGCGATATTGGATATACTACAATACGTTATCCCCATCTTGAGACGCAAATTGAGATTCTTTGGAATGGGTGTGATACAGGGGCGCGGCTGTATGTTGACAAAAAAGAACAGGAAGTGATTTTGTACACACAAAAAACCCATCCGTCTATCATAGCTGGGATATATGATGAAAAGGCGTTTGGTCGAATGAAGCGATTCTTGGAGCTATACGCAAAAACGTTTAGTGACGACGATTGTAGGGATCATATTATTTAAGCGTTATAGGCTATGAAAGATAAAAAATTCAAGGTCAAGTTTCATTTGCCAATTGGTCTTCCAGCCAGCAATGGACGTGTGTACTCAAAGAGGTCGATGGAGAAAGCAATTAAATCGTTTAACGAAAACCAAAATCATTCTATATTGGTGAAAGATAATAGAGCGCTAGGCACCACTTGGGCTGGTACTGTCGAAGATATGGCCATCAAAGATGAACATGTTGTTGCCGATGTCGTTACCATAGACACACCGATAGGCAGGCAATTGCAATCGATGCTTGAAGAAGGTTTGCCGGTGTCATTTGTGCCGGAATTTGAGTCATCTGGTAGTATATCATCAGTGGGTATGGTTTATAGAAACGATGTAGACGAAGACACATATGAGACTATTATGGTATTGTACGAATCTATTAATAGCCGCATCGACGAACTTGGGCTGGAAATGACAGTTAAAGTTCACGAAGGCCGTAGGATATACGTAATATTCAACAAACCTGAATCAGATATCGTAGGATATTGGTTATACTATGACCCAAAAACCAACAAGATGTCAGTTACTACAACCGACATCGAAGTTGACATGCACGATCCATCAAGTGTAGATAGATTGGTACATTCGCTGGATGAATTGCGCAAACGCTAGCAAATGTATTTTAGAAGCGCTTAATGCTATTGTGGCCTTTGGGTTTCTCAGACCGCAGGTCACTTTTGATAGCATCGAGCTTGCCTTGCTCGTTGGGCAGTAATGCCGCCGAGCAAAATTCCGTCCTTTAGCGACACGGAGTGAAGGACCTGAATTTGGTTGGGGCGAGATAGGACACGTCCGCCCAGCTCAGGAACCTACTCCAAGGCAAGACTTTTCTAGGAGTCTAACAATGGATCTCAATGTATCTTTCGATTACCCCAAGGTTCGTTTCGACAAGGAGAACGAGGTTGTGCTTTCTACTAGATTGAAGGCACCTTCTGTCGATGATGATGATCGCCAGCCTCTCAACCTCGTAGCTTGTTTAGATATCTCTGGTTCAATGTGCGGCCAGAAGATGGATAGGATGAAGAAGACAGTCCAAGTTCTGGTCGACCACATGACCGAACAAGACAAGCTCGGTATCGTTGTTTTTTCGACCAATTTTACCAAGCTGGCATCTGTGCAATCTATGACTAGCGATCGCAAAATAGAGCTGAAGGAAAGGGTCTCGCGGCTCTACGCAACGAACAGCACTAATATCAGTGGCGCAATGCTTTTAGGTTTTGAGTTGCTTGGTGTGAGAGAAAATGACTTGAACAGGGTTCTGCTTCTGACTGATGGGTTGCCAAATGTCGGCGAGACCACAATCCCTGGGTTGGTGGAGCTTGCTGGCAATAGGCCGAAGGGCGTTTCTATCTCCACTTTTGGATTTGGGGCCGACCACAACCCAGAACTTCTACAATCGATGGCCAATGCTGGTGGTGGCAATTACTACTTCATCGAGAACGCCGACCAGATCAGTTCTTCGTTTGCGCAAGAACTAGGCGGCCTAATTAGTTGTTACGCTCAGAATGTGAAGATCGAGGCTACATTCAAGTCAGGAGTGTTGGATGTCGATATGCTAAATAAGGCTTGGGAATGGGAATATGACGAAGAGAAGCTCATTGTCAGAATTCCGGAACTCATTGCCGAAGAGGATAAAAACATCTTGGCTAAGATCAAATTAGATAAACGCAGCTCCTCATTGCCAAGAGGCGTCACGATCGCTGACGTTAAAATCAGCTACACCAATCTAATCACAAAGAAAAACGAAGTAGTCGAGACGAAGGCTAAGATCGAATTTGTGAAAAAGGGCGATGAGTCGCAGGAACGTGACCATGAAATCGTCAAGCAGGAAGCTAGGCTTATGGCCGCAGAAGCTCAGAAGCAGGCCGCCGAGATGGCAACGGCTGGCAATTTCGCTGGAGCACAGATGATCCTGTGTAGTGCCGCCTCCAGTCTTGACAGCATTGGTGACAAGGCCTGGGCTACAGATTTAAAGGAATTCTCTAACTGTTTTACGCCACAAACCTATTCTACAAGTGTTGAATACAGTGCGAATAGCCGTTCATACGGGCTCTCTCGTGGGCGCGTGGCGGGACAGACAGTAGGTTGTAGCGCGGATATGGCTAATGCTGCCCAAAAAAGCATGATGCGATCTTTTTCCGAAGGCGAGCAAAAGGATGACAAAGACGACAAGAAAGACAAGGGC